GTGATTTAGGAGCAGCTGTATCAATAGCGGCTGTCTCTTTGCCTTCGCCATAAGCGGTAGATCCCATTTGTAAATTATCGGTGCGTGTTGAGAATTTGCCAGGACCTGCTGGACCTGCGAGTGGGTTCATCATACTCACTATTTGTCCTCCTGTAATTTTTCTAAATCTACTGACATATCTTCCCAAGCTCGATTGACTTGGGTCTTTTGGTTTGAATGATAAATGGATAACTCCATTAGTTCACCTGTTAGTGTCTCTATTGACCTTGCTAAATTATGTATGAAACCTGCGCCGATTACTACAAAGTCAAGAAAGCGCACTGGGCGAGGAACATAATCATCTTCGTTAATCACCCAGAGCACCCTTCTTTAAAAAACATTATCCTTTTTTAACTGCGTTTCCTTTGCGTCCTGCTGGCATCATTGATTGCATCACTTTGCCGCCTGCTGGCTTAGAGTTATCCTTCTTACCTTCAGTTGGCTTAGCCATTGGTGCTGCTGCACGAGATCCTTTGTTCATATTTACACCTCCCTCGTTTAAGCTGCGCCGGTGATACCAGCGAGTAGTTGGGCTATATCGGGACGTTGACCAGCAGCAGGGGCCGAACCAGCTTGTTCTTGTGGAGGTTGCTGCGAGGCAGGAGCGGGGGCCGCACCTGCTGCTGGAATCTGTTGTTCCATACCTGGTGCCATAGGTGGCATCTCTGGGGTTGGAGGTGGTTCTGGGGCAAATGCTTTTTCAATAATGTTTTCTAGGGCTTGTCCCTTTTGACGGCCTTGGATAACAGATGCGATACGCCCGATAATCTGTGAAGGGTCTTGGCCTTGCGCCGCGAGAGCCGGTATCGCCTGAGCATACTGAGCAACAGCAACGCGCAAAGAATCGCGCATTTCTTCAATGTCAACACGTTGCTCCTCTTGTGTAACGTTAAGGTCCATAGGAATTTCACGACGAACATAGTCGCGTGATACGAGTTTGTCTGAACGCATTTGTAGTAGAGCAATAATTGCGCGGTTAGGATCCATACCGGACATAATGCCGTAACGGACATCTACTCCATACTCACCCTTAATATCACGAGTAGGAATGTATTTAAGCACATAAGGTGTGCCATCATCGCTTCCTTTGATTGTCTTAGGGATACCGCCAAAGATTTTTTCGTCTGCTTCAAAGCAGATACTAGTAAGTTCTGTAAATAATCTTGCGAACTGTGCTTGTGCTGCTTTAATTTGTGTATCAAAGCCAGCCTGTAGCGCTTGCACTCCGCGACCTGTAACAACGGATGCGTCAATGTTTCCTGAACGTGATTCAGGATAACGAGCACCAAGGCGTAGTTCACGCTCTAGCACACCAGATTCTGTGAATACACCTGCAGGTAGTTCTAGTGGAACTCGACGGATACCTGCCGGGTTAGATGTTCGCATAATAGAGTCTGGGCCAAGGGCCAACTCTTGCACATCTTGTGGAATAGCAATAGGTGCTTGAATAGATTTTTCAGCAGCTTGAATCTGAAGGATAGCAAAACGAGCACGTGCAAGTTGCACTGATAGCACATCATCGAACTGACCACGTGCTTCACCGTCAAGAGATGAACGCATAACTGTTCGTGCCATACATTTGTTAAGAACGTTTTTAGTTTGAGATAAGATTAGATTCTTACGCTCTGGTAAATAGAGCAAGTCTTGGTCTTTATCGTGGTAGCGAACCATTGAGATATAAGGAGAAGATAGTTGATACTGGTTGCGACCTAGTATCTGGTCGTAAAACTCTGGGTATTGCGCTGCTAAAGATTCGGCATCAGTAACAATTATTTGTGTCAAAGATAAGGTGCGACCATAACGATCTAACTCTGGGTAGACGCCAAATGGATTTAGCATACGAATACGAGGATTGTTGTCATCGTAATCCATCTCAACCATACCAATACACATACCGTAGGTGTTATACCAATCGGCTGCTGTATACATCTGTAGTTGTAAATCAGAGTTGGTTACATAGAAGTTGGCAATACGAGTGCGGATATCTGCTGCCTTACGTGCCGCATCGGAAACCATATTGGTTGCTGAACAGTTAAAGGATGGCAGTGGTGCCATAGCTTCTGCAAGGTCACGTGCTGCTACGTCAATAAAGTTTGCAACTAGAGGCTTTGGATATTCCTCTGAGAACATAGATGGGAATACCTTAGAGATATCACCCTGACGCACGGAAAGGACATCGCGCATACGCTGATCTCGCGCTGCAGAGCGCGATTTCAGACGCGATACTTTAGCGTCTACTTCTTTGACTGATAGCAATGGGGTTCCTTACTTCTTTTTATTTTTAGATAAAGTTTTCTTGTCGTTGTAACCCTTGATGATTACATCGGCATCTGAAGGTATCTTCTTGTTTTTGCTTGGAGGACGCTTGCCTTCTTTAAGAAAATCGTTAAGACCTTTAGGCTTAGCCTTTGACTTAGGCTTTGGTTTCATCATTCCTGGCATTACTTCTTGCCACCCTGTTTGCGCTTAGTTTCAAGTGCATATTTTTCCGCTACTGCATCTCCAGCTTTGTTTTTAACAGATTTAACTTGGGCAGATTTTGTTCCACTCTTACCTTTAGTTGCTGCTGTATAAACTTCCCCAATTTGCTTTGCAATGTTTCTTCCTGCTTTTGCTGTTGTTTCACTTGATGTCATACGTGAGCCTACGGGTGTGCCTCTTTTTGTTACCTGTGCTACTCCATTTCCGCGAACATTTGGGTCTACAACAGTTCGAGCAGCAGTTGATACAGCAGTAACAATGTCACGTGCTTCACGTGCTGTTACGCGGTAACGATTTGTAATGTTTTGAATTAGTGATGCTTTGTCTTTTGGTTTTGCCATTGTCTTCTCCTTAGATTATTTTCATTCTGTTTTGTTCTGCGAAGGCTTCATCTAAGTTGATGACTGTTCGCTTACCTATCTCGTGGCGAGATAAGAACGGGTTCTTCATATGGTGAGTAGCATAGTTACCATAGTTAATCATTTCTCTTGCTCTAATCTCACAGAACCACAAGGCCATTACCATATCGGTCTTACCCTTAGTGGTAGGTGTCCAAGTAATTAACTGCTCTATTAAAGCCTTGATGTTCTCGGTCTGATCTGATGGTAGATGTATTAGATTATCTCTATGATGCTTGCCATCAAATTGCTTAGTGCCAAATAGGGTAGACATAGAAGCTACACCGAATCCGCTATCCCACTTGTTGTTACCAGTATGGTGTTCTTTAAACTGCACACCCTTAGAAGCTAAGTGTTGGCGGATACCTTCGTCTTGTGTTAAAAAGGATTGGAAGGCGTTCTTTTCGACGATCCATTCTGAGGGAGCGTAGAGGGATGTCCAATCAAAAATAAGATTACGGATAGCGGCTGGAGACGGACGGCTAATCTTAATAGCATCTACGATATACCTTTTCTTGGTTGATCGGTCAATGGCATAACAGATAGCTGCGGTATCGCCAATCATCGCAGGGTCTAAACCGCAGATAATACTAAAGCCATTTAAATCTCGTGGATGTCCAGGATGTCCGCCGATTAACGGACCGGACTTACGCATACCATCAATAGAACCACGAACACATACTGGGTCAAAGGATGCGTTCTCTGATACATCTTGTTGTTGATATACCAAAGCCCAAGTAGAGGCGTCCATTGCTTGGCGTTCGTTATAAAGGTTACGTCCAGACCATCGAGGGTATAGGCCATCTGGTGTCAGTTCTACTTCGGTCTGCCCATCAAATGGTGCATCGGAGTAAGGCCAGAGGGTTTCCCACTTATCGGGGTCTTCATCAACTGTCAGCAGAGCTGGCATAGCCAGATACTTCCAAGGGACTAGGCCGCCTGGGTATCTATCTTCGTTGCGTAGTTCTTTGTAGAGATCTACAGAGGCTACCCGTGTGCCGATAATAATAAGTTTACCAGTAGGGTTAAGACGGGACCTAACGTCCTGCGTTAGCCACTTAATCTGGCGTTCAAAGTCATTTGCGTTAGACAAGGTAACGGCGTCATCTACAATAATCATATCGGCACGTTTGCCGTAGATCTGACCGCCGATACCTACTGCCTCAATGTTCGGGTCTTTTTCACCGGACTCACGCAGTTCATCACCAAAGGTGATTCGAGTTGCTTGCCAGGAGGCTGACTTAGAATTGAACCCTACGCCAGCAGCATATGCACTTTGAAGGTCCTGATACATTGGATGTGTTAGGCGTTGCTTTATGGCGTAGAGAAAGTCGGAGGCTAGGCGCTGAGTCTGGGATACTATCAAGACTCTAAAGTTAGGATTACGAGCTACCTGCCAGGTAACGTAGTCAACGGTTATCGTCATAGACTTGGCGTGGTTTGGCGGGATGTTAATAAGGATTCTATTATCAGATAGGCCAGGTTCATACTTCATAGATGGGTGTAGCCACGAAGGCTCACGACCCTCAATTACATCTACGATATTTTGCTGATGACCAAAAGTTTTGGAATTTAAAAAGCGCTGTCTAAACTCGGCGAAGGTTATATCGTGGACATCGCCAGAGGCAAAAGCCTTATCCTTTAGACCTAGCCTAGTGCGATCCATCTTGTCGGCGAAGACCTTATCGGTGCGCCGGTAATATTCATAAGTTTTCATAGACTTGCCAGCCGAGGCACAAGCGGCGTCTACGGTCATACCTTCTGCAATACAGCCGAGGATAATCCTCTTAGCTATATCTGCTGAGTTTTCTGCCACGTCATCTCCTAAAGCGCCGCGAGGCGCGAAATTCTCATTTTATACTAGGGGAGATTATTACTAGGCGTCTAGCATTTTAATAGAACTACGAACAAAGTTTAAAACTACTAGGCTCTAGTATTTTAAAGCTTTGTTTGGACGTCTATCGAAGATAGACTTATCCCAATTAAAAGCGGTGCAAAGCACCGCACTGATCGGGCTTAACGCCCGAAGGAGCCACAGCGAACTGAGGGGTAAAACTAGGCTCAGCCCTAGGGGGCCTCGCCAGAGGCCAACCGTGGTCGCAAATCGAAGCGGTGAAAGATTTGCTCCCTATACTGTATAAGGCAGTAAATTTTAAGCATTTCCCGCTTTTTACAAATAAATCTTTTATTTGTGTTGTAACTCACTAAATACCTATACAGATTGGGGGGCTAGTGTCTAATTACGGGGGTTTCACTTTAGTCAAAATATTTGTAATGGGTATATATGGGACTCGTGCAAACATATTAACACGGGGGGGTTGGTTTCTGCCGTGCCGTGCGGTTTGGCTTGCCATATTGTTTGGCGGTTTGCCGTAGCGGTGGAAGGTTAGGCCGTATCTAGTGGCTTGCTATTTAATCGGCGCTCTTTCCTTAACTATTCACTAACCGCCTAAGCCCTAAGCCCTAACCGATAGCCGATAGCGCGGCCCGATACCTAACGCGGCCCGGCCCTAGCTCTTGCCCTATCTATCGCGGCCCGGCCTAATAGCTACTAGATCCGATTACCTAACCCGGCGCGACACGGTGGGAAATAACCCGGCGGCGGTTATTGACATTAGACTAATGCTGCTAATACCATTAGACCACTAGCCGCCGCCGGCGGTTATAGAGAGAGGATCTAGTTATGACTACTAATAAATATACTTGCCCTAATTGTGGCGCTAGTGGCCTAGTGTCTGCAGACTTTAAACCGTTTCACTTCACCGGCAGACTTGCCGCATTAAGTGAAGGATACTGCACTAGCAATTGTGCCCGCGTAGCTCTTAATGGCCTAATAGCTCTTAACGCTATGAGCGGCGGCAAGTTACTTGCAAGTCTAGGCGGCAAGTAATGAATATCCTTGAGCAGACTCTAACCGTCTACGTGCGCGGCGTAATGATCGCCGGGCTAATTCTATCGGTCCCGTTTATTATCGCGGCGATCAGAGACATTAATCAACTAACTAAGGGAGATCAAAACTAATGAACACACTAGACGATATGATTCAAGAGATTAAACAAGAATTAAGTAAAGGCGTAGAGCTCGATAAGATACGCGACAATTCCGGCGAATGGGTAGACGGTTATCTACCCGTCTACAATAACCGGATAATTGAAGAGTGGCAGAATATGCCGGGAGAATATGATAATCGCGGCGCGGCAGAATTAGGGTTAGGGCAAGAGATAAATATCATTAACTTAATGAGCCTTGATCTCTATCTATATTATGGAGATCTATTCTCTCAAGCCCTAGATGACGTAGAGAGTGAGCTTGAGGAATTAGTAACCGCCGATTAGTGGCGGCCCGTGGCTTATCGGTTATCCGGTAGGCCGTGGACTGCTACTAATAGCAGTAATTACCTAATGAAAGAGGGCTAAGAATATGGACACAATAACAAGGGCAGACACCTTACAAGGGCTAACGCTCAACGCCGGGACCGCGCTCGACTTACTAACCGGCGCAGCTATCGCAGCGCATAGTAAGACAGACCTACCGGCCTTAAATTGCGTAAACTTAAGCGCCACCGGTGGAATATTTACCGCCGTCGCTACCGATAGGTATCGCTTAATCTACGGCGAGATTACGCTCGCGGGAGAGGGAGAGGGCGAGGGTGTTACCCTCGATCCGATTAGTATTCCGTTAGCCGATATTAAGAGAATAACCGCAGCTATTAAGGCCCTATCTAAGCCGGCCCTAGGCCGCGCTACCGTATCGCTTAACCGGGCCGGGGATATCCTTACCGTAACCATTAATGCGGGAGAGGGTGGCACTAATCTAGTGGTGAACCTATACACCGGCGGGCAGAAATTCCCACCGTTTAAACACTTGTTCGAGGGCGAGGCCACGCCGGTTAGTGAGCTGCGATTAGACGCGGCTTATCTTGCATCATTCGATAAGGTCCCGACTAATGGCGGCGGGCAGGTAATCACTTTTACCGGGGACCGTAAGCCGATTAAGATAAAGATTAATCACGAGAAGATAAACTGGCACGGGCTATTAATGCCTATGCGGACTAACTAGTCTAGTAATGGCCCGCCGGTTATCGCTTACGCGGTAGCCGGTGGACTATCCCTAGCCGGATAGTAACCCTCTCGCAAGGCGTGAGAGGGCGAGCGAGAGAGAGGGCAAGAGTATGAATATAGAGCGCAATTATGCGGGCGCGTGGGTTATCTATGCGAGCGATAGAGAGGGTTACCTAGTAACCCGCAGCTATTACGGCTATAACAAGAGAGAGAGCGTTAGGCTCTTTCGTCAATATATGAGAGAGGGAGAGGGTAAATAATGCGTAAGTGTATAGATTGCGATACACCAGTGGACCCTAGCGGCCTAATACGGTGTGATGATTGTTTATTCTTATTTATAGTCAATTACAAGAGAGAGAGGGCGAGCTAATGATTAAGTGTTATTGCGGATCAGTAACGGTAATTTATCGGGATAACAAGCAAGTCTGCTTTAATTGTTTAGTCCAGGAAATAGTAAAGGGAGAGGGCAAGTAATGAATACAGCTAAGCTGCTAAGCACTAGTGCGTCTAGCGACGCGATGAATGGGTGGGGAGAGGTGAGCGAGGCTATCCGCACGGGCCAGAAGATCCGTGTTACTTTCGACGGCCTTAAGCCTAAGAGCGGATACGCCTATCGCGTAGACGGCCTATGGTTAGGTATCCGCTACACGTGGAAGTCCCACCGGTGGTGGAGCTTACTTAACTATAACAACCCGCTAATTAAACTAGAGGTAGAGGAATTAGCTACGCCTACGGGAGAGAAGTTTATCTATCGGACACTATGGGAAAGAGAGGGCGAGTAATGGGGCAACCTATGATGTGCGATGATTGCGATAGCTTAATTAAGGTAACTATCGAGCCATATGGCAAGGGCAATATGGCGGTATTTACCTGCAAAAATTGTGGCATAAGCTACGATACTAATATAGACTAGACTAACTACGCTAACAAGAGAGAGGGAGAGCGATGAATTGTAAGTGTAATTGTGAGTGCCGCAATAAATCTACGCAAGTAGGAGAATATTGCGGATCTTGTTCAGTAAATCATTAAATAAACCTAACCTAATGAAAGAGGGAGCTAATGAATAAAACAATTAATGACATAGTCCGGGAAGTAGTAGAGGGCGAGTGCGGGTGCGAGCCTCGTGTCTTTGCTTGCTCAGAGAATCACGCTAAGTTGATGAGCGAAAGAGAGGGCGAGTAATGACGGCAATATTCTATTCAACTACGATTGACGCCGATTGCGGCGATTGTAATAAAACCTATGAGGATATACGAGCGCAAGTGGGGGGCGGCATAGTGGTATGGACCTGCCCAGGATGCGGTTACGAGAGAGAGAGAGCAACTAATGACTAAGCCAACACCAGAATATTACAAGGCTAAGGCCGATCTATGCGAGAAGTTAGCTATTCAGCAGATATTCTCCGGCAATACCGATATGGGTATGCGTAACATAATGCGTATGACCCACGCACTAGCAGAACTACAACTACAAGAGAGAGAGGGCGAAGATGAGTAATGTAACTTGCAATAAATGTAAAGATGATTTCGATAATGACGATGTAGTATGGGCAGATGCTCAGGGTAATCTAACTATGTCTGGCGCACCTAATTGTGTCGGCTGCCTACCTAACCAACCTAATTACGGAGGGAAAGATGAGTAATGTAATCAGTTTTAAGGGTAAGACCACGAACGTAACCTTTTACGAGGTGGTAGATGAGCAAGGCATAGCTATATGGGGCGGAGGGGATGTAACCGAGTGCATTAAGTTTTGGCGTAATGGCCCGGTGAACTCACGCATATTCGTAACAAGCTGGTCAGAGGACGGCGAGGACGCACACCTAATAGGCGAGCCAATAGATGTAAGCTACCTAGTCCTTGCCGGTATCACCAATACCCTAGATAGGATTACCCGATGAATCTAGCTGTTGGTATACTAATCGTATTGACTATCGCTGTGTTGATGATAGCTGGAGAGGAAAAGATAGATGGAGAATAAGCGCTTGATAGCCGCCGCTAAGTATGCGGTATGGCTACGTAATTACCAGAGGGCGAGGGTGAGAGCGCTTACCCGGTTAGCTAAGGCTTACCCTGACCAGTATAAAGAACTCTTTGAGGAGGAGAAGCATAATGATCACACGCAGGGGAAGGCTTGGGTTGACGTTCACGGTAATACTAGTTCTAATATGGACACTCACACCGGGGCCAATACCGATAGAAGTAGAGATACACCGCACGAAACCCGTAATAAACAAGGGACCGGTGAGCTATGAGCAGAAGTTACAGAATAAAAAGCTCGCAGCACGTTACGCTTACCTTGCTTTCGGGTGGGAAGGGAGAGAGCGAGAGTGCCTCATCGCCCTTTGGACCCGTGAGAGCAGGTTTGACAACCACGCCAG